CAGGATCGACTTCACGCGGTCCTGTTCGGCTTGGCGTCCGGCGCTGCGCTCGGCTTCAATGGAGATTTTGGGCTCGACCGGAGCCACGGCGGGCGCGGGCTGCGCGGGCGTGTTTTGGGCGGTGTGTTCGCTCATAAAGTTTTGGTTTTGGAGGTTGCGGCCAATGCCGACGCTGGGGTCGGCGGGGATTGTCACGAGGCTGATCTCGTAGGGTTGCCAACTGCGGACTTCGTAAACATCGGGGCCGCTTTCGCTTTCCTGCAAAAGTTTGACCTCGGTTATGCGATAGCCGACGGAGACTTTCGTCAGGATTCCGTCTTGCACGTCTTGCCATGCCTCCTCGGCGTCGTCGGATTTTCCGAACCGGACCACGGCTCGGCCAAATCCATCAGCGTCGATTCTGGCGGATTCCACCACGCCCAGCACTGCGTCTGGGTCGTGGTTGAAAAGGAGGTTTGCCCGGTCGTTGAGGCGCGAGAGGTCGCAAGCTCCCGGGGCGTGTGAAAGTTTTTCCGCGACTCCGGGCCAGCGTTCCAACTCAACGGCAGAGGAGAACGCAAGTTCAACGGTTCGCGCTGCGGCGTCCACGCTTGCAACGCTCAAGACGCGCCGCATGGGCTCCGCGAGGAATTTGTGAAGGACGGACATTGACGCGAATTTATGCGCCTGCGCTCGGTCGGTCTTGTGCGCGTTTGCTCGTCACGGCTCAGGAGCGGGCGCGGGCGCTGGAGGGGCGGAGCCTGCGGGCACAAGCGGGACAATGCCGCGCTTTTGAAGCTCGCGATTTTCGCGCTCGATCTCGTCCCAAACGTCCTCGGGGTCGCGGTTGGAGGTTTCGCGGATGACCTCGGAACGGCTCTTGAATCCCTGCGAAACTGCGCGCTCGTTGGCGCTCTGCTCGCTGGCGGGGTCGATCCAAGGCCAGCGCCTTCCGGTGAATGATACGGCCTTGTATTTTTCGAGGCGCTCGAAGCGAAGCGGCTTTGCGTTGATGGTGATGATCTGGCGGAGGAGCGCCACCTCAAGCCACCGCTCGAACATCGGGACCACAACGCCCTTGCAAAATGACGTTTGCAAGCCCTTCCAGACTTCTCGCTCGTCCAGCGCGCCCTGCCGGATGCTGGAGAAATTGACGCTCGTTAGGTCGTTGGCGAGGTTGTGGTAGGACACGTTGAGACCGGCCCCCAAGCTGCGGACCATGCTCTTGATGAAAGGCTCGATAGTCTGCTCCGGGAATTGCGGCGTCCAGTCCACAAAGTCACGGTTGCCTATGTCCTCAAAAACGCCCGGCTCGGCGTCCATGTTCAGCGGGTCCTCCTCCTCGGAGGCGTCCGGGTTTTTAAAGAAGCCCATTTTCGCGGCTCCAATTCGGGCGTTTGTCACGGCGGCGTCCTCGAAGCCCGAGAGCATGCGCATCCGCCAGAGAGCCGTGCGCCCCGGAGGGAGGCCGCGCTTCTGCCCCACCTTTTCAGGCAAAAACCAATGAATGACATCCTTTGCGGGTACGCGGACGTATTTGATGCCGGAATGAGAAACGTAGCCGACTTGGCGCTCGTCGTAGTCGCGGAAATAATAGGCGAGCGGGCGGTTGTCTTCGTCCATCTCGATCCCGTGGCGGATCATGGTGCCGCTCGGGGTCTTCTCGTAGTGCGTCGGATCGAGTCGAACCGGGTCGATGAACTGAAAGGCGATGCCGTGCGCGTATTGCGGGCCGTATTTTGCCACGGCCAAGACTTCTCCGTCGGTCGCCCACGTTGAAATGGCAAGGCGCTCGGCGTCGGAGCGCGAAAGGGTGCCGCTGGCGTCGAAGTTGCCTTTCTGGCTGAACTGCTCGAACGCCGCTTCAATCGCTCCGCTGGCCAGAATATCCATCGTGCCGCCAGGGTCTCTGATTTGCGCGGCGAGGGAGAAGCCGCTGGGGCCTGCTACGTTGTCGCGGACAAGCTGCGCGAATTTGCGGAAGTGGTCGTAGTCCTCGGCGGCCTTGCGCGAGCGCGCAACGTAGGCCGTCCACTCCTGGTAAATCTGAGCGTCTGCCGTGGTCGGGGTGACGCCCCAAGAGCTTTCCAAGCGGCCCGTCTGCGCGGCCTGGGCAATGCTGCGGATCTGAACGGAGGGCGCGGGACGTTGCGCTTTTTTGGGCGCGCTGCGGAGGAAGTCGAAGAGGCCCATAGGTTAAACGCTGACGGCGATGCGGGGCCCGAGGCCGTTGATTCCGGCCCCCACGCGGTCCTCCCGGGCGAGTTCTCGCCGCCAGAAAGCGAGGAGGTCCTGAAGCTCTTTGATGGTGTAGCGTTCAAGCTCGCGGTTATTGATGCGGTAGCGGCGCGCCTCAAGCGTGGCGCTCCCGGAAAGCATGGCCTCGATGTTGGCGACGGCTTTTGCGGCGTTGCTCCGAACGTCCGTCCCCGGGGCGATGCTGGACGCGGACGGGAGCACGCGAAGGCGCTGGCGCGCCACGATGGAGGTAAGGCCCGCGAGCACTTCGCGGACTTCAAAGCGGTATTCCCCAGCGGCCCAAGTGGTGGTGTTGGCTGCGATTGAGAACTCGCCGGATGCGCCCTCGGTCGCCGCGACCGTCTGCGAGGAAGGCCCGGCAAATAGGAACGTGACAACGGCCCCGGGCGCTGCGGCCTGTGTGAGTTGGAGAGTTTCGCCCGCGCTGATCGTTACCATTGAGAAATGAAAGGAATTCGCGCCCTTTTGCGGGGCGGCGGTTTCCTGTCATTTGACAACGTGGGCGGCGGGTCGTCTTGTGCGCGTTTGCTCGCGTCCTCCTGGGGCTGCTGCGGCGGCGCTGGCGGATCCGGGTTTGCGCGTGCCGCTTGTGCGCGTTGCTGCACGCGAAAGGCGATTTTGTCGAACTGCGGAGCGCGAAGGACCAAGGCGGCGAATGCGTACACGCGGCAATCGAGCGCCTCGTTGCGCTGGCCCGAGGCCTTCACCCATTCGCGGCGCGGGAAGCCCTTCACAAACTTGGTCAGCATCTTCTCGGCGGTGAGCTGCTTGAAATAGTCCGTGGCCCTGCCCATCGGAAAATGACAGTAGCCGGGCCCGGGGGCCGTCAGCTTGAGGCGCTTCATGATGACGCTTTTGGCCTGGTCAACTCCCACGATGTAAACGTCCACGGGGCGCTTTGTCTTTGCCCCTGCGCGGCGTCGGGACGGGTTGCCCACGATGGGAACGCCCGGCCCGCCCTTCCCCTTTACTGCAAACACGCGGGCTCCGCGGTGCCGTTTTGCGTATTGATAGACGGCTTGCGTGTTGTGCCCGCCCGAGTCGATGCACGCGGCTTCGATGACCAGTTGCCCGCCGCTTTCGTGTCGCCACGGCTTTCTCAAGTAGTCGGTCAAATCGTTCCACGGGCTTCCCGCTGCGCCCTCGGGAATGTCGGGATCCCCGAAAATAACGCGGTAATCAATTGACCAACTCTCCTCCCCGCCTGCCCACGCCACCACCTCCACCTCCAAACGGTCCGGCTGAGTGTCAATTCCAGCGGTGAGCACAAGGCCGCGCCGCGGAATGTCGGCGTCGGCGGGGAAAACCTCGCAACGTGAAATCAGGTCGTGCTCCTGCACTGCGTCCCCGGCTTCCTCCCAAGTCTCCCCGAGGCAGGTGTTCACCCAAACTTGAAGCGTGGAGGGGTCGTCTTTGCTGGCGAGGAAGTCGCGGACGATCTCCGCCAGGGTGCGCCACGGGGAATATGCCTCCCAAATGTGGAAGCCCGCGACCCCGGAAAACGGGGCGGTCGCTTTCCAGACGCCACGGGGAACGGCGGCGTTTTTCTGCGCGTTGCTGAATGTGAGGTTGCACTCGGGGCACTTCATCGCGGCGTCGTCCGGCTTGCCCTCCGGCCAAACGACATTCCCCCACTTCAAAACGTGTTCGGATCCGCAATGCGGGCACGGGATGAAGAAAAAGCGGCGGTCGGATCGGCTCCACTCGTTCTCGATGCGGCTGAACCCTTTCACGGTCGGGGTTGAAACGGCCATGACGCGCCGGTTCCAAAAATTGTTCGTGCGCTTCATCGCAAGGCGCATCGGGTCGCCCTCGGTTCCGGCGCTGGCCGGGTAGCGGTCCACCTCGTCCATCAGGAGAACGCGAATGGGGCGCGATGCCAGGGAGGCCGGGGCGTTTGCGCCAGCAAGGGTTACGTGTCCGCCCGGGAATCGCTTGTGGAGCGTGGTGTTGCCCGCATCTCGTGCGCGAGGGTCTCGGACGCGGCCCCGGAGAGTGGGCGAGTCGCGGAGCATCGGGGCGATGCGGTCTTTGCTGAACGTCTCCGCCATTTCGAGGTTGGGCTGGAGAACGAGAATGGGCGAGGCGTCGAAGTCGACGAAATAGCCGATCGCGTTCAGGAGCATCTCGGATTTCCCAACCTGGGCGGAGGACATGACCACGGTCATTTCAAGAGCGGGATCGCAAATGGCGTCCATGATTCCGCGCTGATACTC